GCTGAAATCCGCGGAGGTCATTACCGGTATCCTGCCGTTTGCACAGCGCACGGCGCAGAAGGTCGGCGATGTGCTGGAAAAAGAAGCGAAGGCGCTCAATGGCAGGCTGGCGGAAATCCAGAACCAGGCGGCGTCAGAGCAGGCCGAGGCGGAGCGGAAGCAGTACGAGGAAAGCATCGCCGAAAAATACAAGGAACTGGAAAAGGCGGAGAAAGCCGGCAAGCAGAAGCTTTTGGACGAAATCGCAAAGCTGGAATCCGATTGGAACAGAAAGCAGGAGGAAACCGCGCTGAAAGACCGGATTGCCGCCTTGCAGGAGTTTCAAAAGGAGTACGAATCCGCCATTGCGGAGATTGAGAAAAGCCAGGGCAGTTTGCAAAGCAAGCTTGCGGGCTACGGCTCCCTGTTCGAGCGGGTCAAGACGGAAGAAGGGAAAGACCTGTTCCAGCTGGGCGATATCGAAAGTGAAATCCGCAAGCTGGAGGAATACGGCGACGCCATCGAACGCCTGCGCGGGCGCGGCATTTCCGACAGCCTTGTCGGCGAGATTGCCGGCATGGGCGTAGACGATGCGCTTGCCTATATGGACAAGCTGATTTCCCTTTCTGACGCGAAATTTGAGCAGTACGTTTCACTGTTCGAGAAAAAACAGCAGACCGCGCAGGGCGTGGCGGAAAAGTTCTACCAGGGCGAATTTGACGCATTGGAGCAGAACTATGCCCAGCGTCTGCCGGAGGCCTTGGACGGCGTGAAAGCGCAGATGTACGAAGCGGGCGAACAGGCGGCGGAGAGCCTAAAGGAGGGATTGCAGGCTGACGGGGAAGGCATGGGGCAGGCAGTCACACAGGCTGTTTCAGCCGCCGTAACCGGCGCGAACGAGGACACGCAGGAACAGAACTTCCTTACCATTACGCAGGGCATGGCGGAGCAGGAGCCTGTTCTGACGGAGTACATCGAGGATTTGAAGGAACGGTTGATTGCGCTGATTGAAGGTTTCCGAGGGGAGTTTACCGACGTTGGTGAGATGATGATGGAGGGCGTCGCGCAGGGTATCCGCAACGGGGAAAGCGGCGTTGTGAACGCGGTCGCGGCAGTCATTGCGGCGGCGGTGGCAAGGGCAAGGTCTGACCTTGATATCAATTCCCCGTCAAAGGTGTTTGCTGAGATTGGCGGCTATATGGCGGCTGGTCTTGACACCGGCTGGACGGAAAAAATGCAGGATATCAACAGGAGCATTTCCAACAGCCTTGCGGGGATTGCCAATCCGCCGAGAATTTCGGAAGGAGCAGGGACTGCTGGCGGAAGGAATTACACTTATGGGGATATCAATGTCCATGTGGATACTGTCAATAATGCCAACGGCCGCGATGTGCATACGCTTGCGACGGAGATGGAGTTTTTCCGCAGACAGCAGTCCGCGGCAAGGGGCGGCTGAATAAGCGCATAATAGGAAACAGAAAAAGAAGAAAGGCGGGAAAAGCATGAATGGATTACAGATTTTTACATGTAACGGCAATGAAGTGCGGACAGTTCAAAAGGACGGTGAGCCATGGTGGGTGCTGAAAGATGTTTGTGAAATACTTGGTTTGGGAAGCCCTCATAAGGTTTTTGAAAGGCTTGATGAAGACGAAAAGGGGCGGAATTTGATTCCGACCCTTGGGGGCGAACAGGAAATGACAGTTATCAACGAAAGCGGCCTTTACAACGTTATCCTTCGCAGTGACAAGCCGGAGGCGAAGCCCTTCCGTAAATGGATTACATCGGAAGTTCTGCCCTCAATCCGCAGGCATGGGGCTTATATGACGCCGGAAACACTGGAAGCGGCAATCCTTAACCCTGACCTGCTGATACGGCTCTGCACTGCCCTGAAAGATGAGCAGGATAAAAATAAGGCATTGCAGGCGGCTAATTCCACGCTGGCGGTTGATAACCAAATCATGAAGCCGAAAGCGGATTATTTCGATGAAATAGTAGACCGCAGCCTGCTTACCAATTTCCGAGAAACGGCGAAACAGCTCCAAATTAAGGAAAAGGAATTTATCCGTTTCCTGCTGGACAGAAAATATATTTACCGCGACAAAAAGGGGAAAATCCAGCCGTATGCAGACAAAAACAGCGGGCTGTTTGAAGTAAAAGAGTTTGTCAACGAAAAAACAGGCTTTTCCAGCACGCAGACGCTTATCACGCCAAAAGGCAGGGAAACATTCCGGCTTTTGTTCCTGAAAGCAGGAGCATAACAGTATAAGTAAGAAATGGGACGCTCTGCAAAGGGCGTTCTTTTTTCATGCGGGAAAGGAGGCGGGAGCGTGATATTTGAATCGTGGTTCCGGTTCAGGGATATTGACAGCAGGAGCATGGGCGTGCGGGTAACGAAAATGCCGGAAACGGTACGGGCGGAGCGGCGTGTGGAGCGGGCGGAGATTGCGGGGCGGAACGGCTCTCTGCATGTGGACGAAGGGACATACAGCAGCTATGACCGCACGATGGAATGCGCCCTTATCAACCGCCGGAAGCTGGACGATGTGGCGGCGTGGCTGGTCGGCTCAGGGAAGATGATATTTTCCTCGGAGCCGGACAAGGCGTATGATGTCATGATTTCAAACAAAATCAGCATTGCGCAGATGATGCGGACATTCCAGAAATTTCAGGTGACGATGGATACACAGCCGTTTAAGCGTTCCGTAAACCCGTTCGGGGATACGCTGGAGCTGGTGAAGCCGCAGACGGTGTACAACAAAGGAACGGTGTACGCCCAGCCGAAAATCACGGTTTACGGGGGCGGGGATATCACCCTGGATATCAACGGGGCGGCGTTCCTGCTGTCCGGGGTGGACGGGCATATCACAATCGACAGCGAAAGCATGGAGGTTTACAAGGACGGTGAAAGCCGGAACGGGACGTTCAGCGGCATCGGCTTCCCGCGGCTGGAGGTCGGCGCGAACGCTGTCAGCTGGACGGGGAACGTGGAGAAATTAGTGATTGAGCCGGAATGGAGGTGGCTTTGATGGCGGAAACATACAACAGGTTGGAGCTGGACGTAAATATCAAGCCGCATAACATCATTACAGCGGTGCAGAAGGACAGCGACAGCCGCTATTTAGATGTGTTTTTATTCAACAACGGCGTGCCCATTGACCTGACGGGGCACGAAGTACGGATTTATATGCGCAAGCCGGAAAACGGCGGGGAGATTTTCAATGACGGGGAAATCACGGAGCCGGAAAACGGACGCTGTCAGTTCCTGCTGACGACTGCCGCGCTGGAAAAAACAGGGCATCTGCAGACGCAGATTTCCATATGGAAGGACAACAGGGAGATACTCTCCACGCAGATTTTTGAGATTTTTGTCACGGAAAGCCTGCGCACGACGGGCAGCATAGAGGGCAGCAATGAATACGGCGCGCTGGTCGTGCTGTTCCAGAACCTTTACCAGAGCATCGACCTGATGACGGACATGGTGCAGAACTTCGGCAAAGCCGGGGAGGTTGCCGCAGGGATACCTGCAGGGACGTTCTGGCAGATGCTGGAGGCGGTGTACGCCGTAAATAAGGACGCGCTGGAGAATGCCAGCGTGTCGGAGGTGCTAAACCGGATAGGGCTGACGGGTGATACCGGCGGGAGCCAGACAGCGGGGACGGGGTTTGGTAAGGAGAATGCGATACTGGAGAAGCTGAAAAATGGCGGTATTCCGGTGGTGAAGAGCGTGCAGAGAGGGAAAACATCTTCATCTACTTTTCCGATTAGTGTACACATAAGCGCTATCAATCCCGAAAAAGCATTTGTGATTGTCAATACAAATTCAAATTCTACTGGTTATCAAAATAGGGTTTCACTTTTTGAGCTAAAAAGTACGGAAATTAAATTTAGTATTGGCAATAACTCATATTCTACTTATTCTACGACATTTTCATGGCAGGTTGTCGAACTTAATTAAGGGGGATAAAATGGGGAAATACAAACATGCTCAAATCAGAAAAGATGGTACTGTCGAGGGAGAGAACTGGCTCAATAATATCGAAAAAAGGGAAAACCTAATCCTGATTAAACCGGGCTTTGACCCATGGGGAAAACGCTGGAACGGCACCGATTGGGAAGACTATGAGCCCGAACCGGAGCCTGCCCCGCCCCTTTCCGAACAGGAGCAGATTGCCATTGACACGGCGTTAAACGTGGAATACATTGCCTGCCTGGTGGAGGCAAATTTATAATGAATTTGAAGGAGGAATTTTCATGATTTACACACTGCTGAAGAACAAAATCACACGGGGTACCTATGACAGGGAGGATTTGAAAAACAAGATGGATACTTACCTGCTGTTCGGGCGCATCACGGAGGAACAGTATACGGAACTGACGGGGCTGATGGCATGATTACGATATATGAAAAAACAGCGAAAAGCTTCGATACTTTGGGGCTGGGGGCACTGCTCCCGGCCTCTTGTGTTGTAACGGAGGAATTAAACGGGGCGTTTGGGCTGGAAATGGAACACCCGTATGATGAAGGCGGGAAGTGGCAGCGCATAGAGCGGGGGCGCATCCTTTACGCACCGACGCCGACAGGCAGACAGCCATTCCGCATTTACAGCGTCCGCCCGTCCATGGACGGCATCAGCATCAGCGCGCGCCACATCTTTTACGACCTGATGGACAATTTCTGCGGAGAAATACGCAGCTTTGGCACGGCGGCGCAGGCAATGACAGCGGTGCGCTCGGCAATGGCATACCCGATGCCGTTCACGTTTTCAACAGATATTTCGAAATCCGGCTGGCTGCGGGGCTCGCGTATCAACCCTGTGCAGGCGCTGCTTGCCGACGAGGAAGACACTGACAGTTTTGTCAAATCATTTGGCGGGGAGCTGCTGCGTGACCATTTTTCCGTTTCCATGAAAGAAAACATCGGCGCGGACAGGGACGTTGTGATTC